GGCTGGAAGAGGGGGAGGGGTGCTCCGCCATATGGGGCTATAATGCTAAGTCATGGGGTATGGCAAGTATTACAATCAAGGGTTAAATTGCCAAATGGTGAATGGAGCGAATGGAAAAACATAGGGCATGCGGGAGATTAGGGGCTAACTTTTCCTTTTATCTTGCATCCCTCATTAGCAAGTGGTAGAATCCGCGCCAAGCTATGGCCCCTCCTCCGTGGCTTCCGTTTCCTGCATCCGGTTAGGCAGGTGGCACCACTACAGGAGGAATCCTGCAAGAGCCTGACAGCCGGGAAAGACCGGCAGCAGTTACAATACCCCCGGAGCCGCAGCGCCAATAGTGGCGTGAGGGCCGCGACTGTACCATGACCGGCAGACGGAGTAATGCAGAGCCGTTGGAGTCCGGCGAGAGTGGTTAGCCCCAATAACTCGCAATCAAAGGGGTGAGGGGCGAGACCACATTTACCGTTTCTACTAGGGACATCATGGCAGGAAAGAAGAAGGCAGACATACCAGGCGAAGAGACAGCTAAACATGCTGGGGGGAGACCGCCTAAGTTTGCCACGCCTGAACTTCTTCAATCCGCTGTTGATGATTACTTTGAATCATGCTGGGTTGACAAGATAACCGAGCACACCGACAAAGAAGGCAACTGTACCATGTCAACGGTGCGGTATCAGCAGCGCCCTTACACCATTATGGGGCTTGCAATGCACCTAGACCTGTCCAGGCAGGGGCTTTGTGAGTATGCCGACAAGGGCCTGTTTTCTGACATAGTAAAAAGAGCGAAGCAAAAAGTTGAAATGTTTGTGGAAGAACAGCTACTTTGGTCCAAAAGCGCTACCGGCGCTATTTTTTGGCTTAAAAACCACGCAGGCTATACGGACAAGCTGGAACTTGCGGGGGACCAAGACAAACCCCTTGTCACCAAAATTGAGCGCGTTGTGATTAGGCCAACGTGAGCACCCTCCAAATAAAGACCGCTGAAATCTTTCTCCCCCTGTTGGAACCGTCCCGCTATAAGGGGGCATGGGGTGGGAGGGGTAGCGGTAAATCCCATTTTTTTGCAGAGAAGCTAGTCGAAGATTGCATAGCCGAACCAGGAGACAGCGGCGAGGGCTTGCGATCGGTCTGTATCCGAGAGGTGCAAAAAGACCTGGCTCAATCATCGAAGCTTCTAATTGAAAGCAAGTTGAAGTCGTTTGGCTTAGGTGAAGCTGACGGCTTCCGTGTGTTCAAGGATTGCATCGAAACCCCGCGAGACGGCCTAGTTATCTTCAAGGGCATGAATAACTACAATTCGGAGTCGATCAAATCGCTGGAGGGGTTTAAACGAGCGTGGTGGGAAGAAGCACAAGGCGCGACGTCACACTCACTTAACCTGTTGCGTCCGACGCTGCGCGAGGAAGGATCGGAACTCTGGTTTTCGTGGAACCCTCGCCGCAAGACGGACCCGGTTGATTACATGCTTCGCGGTCCTCAATTGCCGACCGACGCCGCAGTAGTGGCCGCACACTGGAAAGATAATCCTTGGTTTACGAAGGTGTTGGAGCAGGAGCGCCTTGATTGCCTACGCACCCAGCCAGAACAGTATGCCCACATTTGGGATGGCGACTATGTGACGGTGATTGAGGGCGCTTACTACGCTGCATCACTGAACGCAGCAAGGGTAGAAAACAGGATAGGGCGCTTTGGCCCTGATCCTCTCATGACCATCCGGGTGTTCTGTGACATTGGTGGGACCGGCGCAAGGGCTGATGCTTTCACCATGTGGGTTGCTCAGTTCATTGGATTGGAAGTCAGGGTGCTTGACTATTACGAGGCGGTGGGCCAACCGTTTGCCACTCACATGGAATGGTTACGCAACAGGAAATACACGCCGAACTGCGCTCAGGTATGGTTGCCACATGATGGCGATGCGCAGGATAAAGTTTATGACACCTCATATGCCAAGGCGTTCAAGACCGCTGGTTACGAGGTGACCGTTGTACCAAACCAAGGCAAAGGCGCAGCTAAGGCAAGGATAGAGGCAGCACGGCGGCTTTTCCCATCCATGTGGTTTAACGCTCCTGATGGTGTGGACCCTGAAACAACTCCGACTTGTCAAGGGGGCTTAGGGGCGCTTGGCTGGTATCACGAAAAGAAAGACGATGCACGCGGTATCGGTCTTGGGCCTGAGCACGATTGGTCGAGCCACGGTGCCGATTCATTCGGGTTAATGGCTGTGGTGCACAAACCGCCGACTGGCCCACAAAAACCAATTCCCCTCCCCCGGCTCGGCTGCGTATAGGAGACAACATGGACGTGTCAAAGCTCAATAAGGAAGATATATCCACCAAGTGTGTGGGATACCTGCGGGACTACAGCGCGGATATGTCCGAACTGCAAACGGCGCGAGAGCGTGCGCTCAAGTCGTACATGTCACAGCCATACGGCAACGAGGTTGAAGGCCGCTCACAGGTGGTCATGTCGGACGTGTTCAACACGGTTGAGTCGTTGATGCCGTCGCTGATGCGGATATTTGCAGGTTCCGCCGATGTTGTTCAGGTCGAAGGCCAAGGAGAAGGGGACGACCAGAAGGCGCAGCTCATGGGGGAGTTGCTAAACTACCAAAGCCGGAAGTGCTTCAACTCCTTCACCGTGTTCCACGACTGGTTCAAGGACGCGCTCATGTACAAGCTGGGCGTGGTCAAATACTACTGGCAGAAGGAGACCACCTACAAGGCAAAGGAGTACAAGGGGCTGACCACCGAAGAGCACGGGGCGCTTGCCGCATCTGAGGGGTTTGAGATAGACAAGGTGGCCGGCGATGACCTCTCTGGCTATGATGTCAAAGGCAAGGTGAAGACCACCACAAGCAAGCCAATGGTTGAGGTGCTCCCCCCCGAAGAGTTCATCTTTGACGTGAGGGCAAAAGACCTCAAGGATTCATTCTGTGCTCACAAGAAGAAGGTGCACCGCGCAACGCTTAAAAAGTACGGCGTCAAGAGTTCAGACGTGGTCGACACCATCACGGAGATGAGCGGCGAGAATCTGGAGAACGAGCGGTTCCGTGATCTGGGCGGCAAGAACTTCCTCGTAGATGTAGACGATGAGAATTTTGTCTACATCTACGAGTGTTACTACAACGAGTACGAAGACGGCGAGCCGGTCCCGGTTAAGGCCGTTGTCATGGGCAACAGGGTCATTGACCTTGAGGAGAATAAGTACAGCAAGCCTCCCTTCCGTGAACTCTCCGCGATCCGGTTAACTCACCGTGTCGTGGGCCGGTCGTTTGCCGATCTGGTCGAAGAGATTCAAAAGCTCAAGACCGCGCTGGTGCGCTACATTCTCGACAACATCTACTACCAGAACAATGCGCAGCGGGTAGTCAACCCCTACAAAATCAACATTGATGACTTGTTCACCCAGAACGTGCCAGGCGGAACAGTCAGGACCCTGGACATAAACACCCCTGTTGGTGATGCAATCATGAACGTGCCGACTGCGCCTCTTCCCCCGCAGGTTTTCGGGTTCCTCGATTATGCGGACGGCTCCATACTGGAAAACCGCACAGGCGTTACCCGTTACAACCAGGGGCTCGACTCCGACAGCCTCAACAAGACCGCCACGGGCATCAGCCAGATCATGTCGGCATCGCAGCAGCGCATCGAACTGATAGCGCGGTTGTTTGCTGAAACCGGCGTCAAGGGTCTATACGAAGACTTGGTGCAGATGAACCTTGATTTCTTCGACATGCCAACCGCAATCAAGATCAACGAAGAGTGGCAGACTATCAATCCCGAAGACATCGACGGGCGATACGACATCAACATTGACGTGGGCATTGGCACCGGCACCAAAGAGATGATCGTGCAGCAGCTCATGACCATGCTGCAACTCTACCTCAATGGGCTGGTTCAGGTTGGCGTTGTCACTCCCGAGAACATATCCGAGATGGTTAAGGCCATATGGGAGAACATGGGGTTCAAGAACGCATCCAAGTTCGTGCAGAGCGGCAAGGAAGGTGAAGACCCGAATGCACCGCCGGCGCAGCCGCAGGAAGACCCCATGCAGCAGATGCAAATGCAAATGCAGATGATGGCCGCTCAGTTGGATATGCAGAAGAAACAAGCCGAGATCCACAAGACAGAAACCGCCGCGATACTTGACCTTGCCAGGGCCGAAGCCGCCGAAGCGGGGCAGCAGTTGGCAGAGTATAAGACATCACTGGATATGCTGATGCAGATCACCGCGCCAGACCAGCAAGCGCAGCCGCCGCAGGAGGGGATGTAATGAGTATCACCGACATATTTAAGCGCAAGCAGCAGTGCATCAAGGAGGTAGAGCTGTCAGCGGAGGCCAAGATAATCCTTGATTCCCCTCTGGTGCAAGACTTCTTTGCCAAAGCAGAAGCCGCCGCCTATGAGCAGTGGAATAACACACCTGATGATGCTTGGGTAGCGCGGGAGCGTCTATATCTGATGAATGGTATGCTCCGCAACTTCAAGCAATATTTCACCGGGTTCATCGCCAACGGGCAGTTCGCGGAGCGGCAACTTGAGGAAATTATCAAGAGTGAGGAGCAGACAGGCAAAAAGCGTTGACAATTGTGGTGTACAATGGTACAGAGAGGGCGTACAAATGAAAGAAATCCGTTGTTGTTGTGGCCGTTTGCTTGGGAAAGCAAACGGGCGATTTGAAATAAAATGTCCAAGATGTAAAACTATCAACAAAGGTTCATGGAATGGCGGGAGTAATTCAGAGCCGTTAAGAACTGAGGACCACATCTTTCAAACGAGATGTATCCCCAATGGGCAGCATGGCGCACTGCCTCCCGCCAGAATAAAATAATAATTAGAGTGCCTTTGAGCGCCTTACGGGAAACCGGCAAGGCGCTTTTTTTGTTGTTTAACAGTGATGCCGACTAACGGGCAATGGTGATGCCGACCCACGGGCAAGGAGACAAAGATGGAAGAAGAAGAGTACACGGAAGAACAGGAAACCGCGCAGGAAGAGGTCGAAACCACCGAAACCACCGAAACCGAAACGGATGTTGAAGAAACACAGGCTGAGACGGAGCAGGAAGAGACCGAGACGGCCACGAAAAACCCCGTTATCCCCCGCAAGGCGTATGACTCCGAAAAGGCCAAGCGTCAGGCAGAGCAGGCAAAGAACCAAGGGCTGGAAAAGCGGCTACAAGAGATGGAGCAACAGCTTGCGGCAACAAAGACCGCCACTGCCACTCCCAAGCAGCCGGAAACCATCGAGGAACTGTTTGACGTTAACCCTGACGCAGCTCTTTCCCACATCGACCAGCAGATAAGGGCGGCAAAGGATGCTTATGATGTTGACGCGGAGCAACGACTCAAGGACATCAAGGTTGACTTGGTGGCCCGTGGGCTGAGAAGCCAGCACCAGAGACAGAGCCAAGAAACGCTTGCATCGAAGATCAACACCGAGATTTACAAGGCCATCCCTGATTTCGATGCCAAGAAACCCGCGCTTGTCGCATTAGCCGTAGAGTACGGGTTGACGGAGCAAGAAGCGGCACAGGTGATGGACCCCGCAGTAGTAGGCGATACCGCCGCACGCATGGCGAAGATGTTGAACAAGGTCCACGCCGTAGTGAACGCCGGGAAGACCGCCAAAACCAAGGAAGTAAAGCAGCCGAACCGCACCGAACCAGCAGGCACGGGCGGATTCAGCAACAACAACCAGACCACCAAACAACTCAACAGGGCAAAGGAGAGCGGCAATCTTGACGATTGGGCATCCTTGCTCGGATAAAAGGAGCACAACATGAAGTTCACCGCATGGCTAAAAAAAGTGGCACTCTTCCCGCTGTCTGTCCTGATGGGGACCGTCGCAGCGGATACTTTCAAGACCTACGAGAGCATCGGTAACAGGGAAGACCTGTCGGATGTAATCACCAACATCTCCCCCGTCGATACCATCTTCTACAGCCAGCTTTCCGAAGACGGCGCGAAGTCCACCACCAAAGAGTGGCAGACCGACAGCCTTGCCGCAGCCGGCGAGAACGCACAGCTTGAGGGCGACACCACGGCGAACATCGCCGCAGTCCCCACCGTACGCCTGAACAACACCATGCAGATCCAGAAAAAGCAGCTCAGCGTTTCCGGTACCCAGGAAGCTGTTGCGAAATCCGGTGGCGCTGCTGGCCGTCCTTCCGAGCTCGGCTACCAGACCGCGAAGAAGGCCAAGGAACTGGCAAAGGATATCGAGTACGCCTTCCTGCGCGGGGTGCAGGTGACCGGCAGCGCGTCCACCGCCCGCAAGATGCATGGTGCGCTGAACTGGACCACCACCAACCTCGACAAAGCCGGGGACGCAACTCTGGAAGCAGACGGCACCGTGACCGGCGGCACCGCCCGCGACCTGTCCGAAGCCCTGGTGCAGAACGTGCGCCAAAACATCTTCACCGCTGGCGGCGACCCCAAGGTTGTTCTGTGCGGCCCCTTCCAGAAGCGCGGGTTCTCGGCCTTTGCCGGAACCAGCAACTACCGGCGCCCGATCGAAGAGAAAAAGCTGACCAACACCGTGGATGTCTACGTTGACGACTACGGTATGCTGTCCATCAAACCCCACCGCAACATGCCGACTGATGTTGTGTTCATCCCCGACATGGCATACTGGAAGAAGGCAACCCTCCGCGCAGTCAAGCGCGAGGAACTGGCAAAAGCCGGTGACGCCGTACTCTACCACCTCATTGGTGAGCACACCTGCGTTGCCAAAGCCGAGAACGCCTCGGGCAGGATAACCAATCTTACCACCTCTTAGACAAGGGGGGCTTCGGCCCCTCTCCTTTAAAGGAGACTGTATGAAGACGATTCTCTCTGTCCTGTTCCTCCTGGCCTTCGCCACTTCCGCATTTGCAGCCGGGTCCGGTGGCAACGCCTTTGCCATTTACTCCGCAGCTTCGGGCGCGGTCAAGACCTCCGACGCCTACAAGGTCAACGGTTTTAAAACCAAGACCATGACCGTTTCCGGCGTCACGCTGACCAGCAACGCATCGTCCATCACCTACAAAAACATGTCGGGTACGGTCGTTGCCCAGTGTGCTCCGACCTCCACCGGCCCGTGGTCCGACTGCATTGCCAACGACTACGCGCAGACCGCCGCCTCGCTGACCGCCAACAATCAGTTCACCTGGGCCGATGCCGTCGCATACGTGCGGCTGAAATGGACCGCATCAACCACCGGCCAAAAGATCAAAGCTTGGTTCAACTGGACCGAAAACTAACGCATTGGGGGCTTAACGGCCCCCTTTGTTCATGAGGTGAACGGTTGAGCGACCTGATATTGACCGGAGTCCATAACGTAGATGACAAGTTGGTGATCCAGCACACCCAGAACATTACCAGTGTGCTGGAAGCCAATTACGAGACTCGCAAATACACGGATGAAATCTGGACCGGCAGGCAGACCATCAAGCCCGCCGCTACCATCGACCTGGCCACATACCTAGAGTTGCAGCGCTCAGGTATCATGGACGACCCTCAGTTGTTCTTCCAGTGGCTAGAACGCAACCCGCAATACAAGGTCGTCAACAAGACCTTTGCGCGGAATCTTCAAACCTTTTCAGGGGGCAAAAAGTGAGCAATCTTCAAGACCAGATCAACGCCATTTCTAACAAGACCAAAGTCCGGTTCTACAAGCCGCTGGACAATCAGGACGACAGGGTATCGCTTGCCGGTGAGCATGTGCAACGCGACGAGGAAGGGCGGCAATTCTTCGCCATTCCCGCGCACCAAGCCGAATACCAGGCCAAGCTGCACCCGCATTACGAGGTGGGCGAAGTCTTTGTTGAAGAGGCCAAAAGGGGGCCGGGGCGTCCGGCTAAAAGCGAATGACCACCAGCGGGACGACCGCATACGCCCCCAACAGGGCGCAGGTGATCCAGGACGCGCTTGAAATGTGCGGGGCCGATGTCTACGGCGAGAACGACCCTGCCGTGATTGATTCGGCGGGGCGTAGCCTCAACTCGCTCATCAAGTCGCTCAACGCCAACAAAACCGATGTCAATGTCATAGTGCGGACCACCTATGACACTGTTGCCGGTACCGCCAGCTATGCAACCGACGCACTCGGCATTGACGGCATGACCGTTAACGCTGCTGGCAATGATACACCCGTGATGCCTATCACAAAGCAGCAATACGATGCGAAGGTTGACAAGACCGCGCAGGGACGCCCGACCGACTTCTACCACGATAAGCAGTCGGGCTTGGTATACCTGCATCCCGTTCCGGATTCGATCTATTCGGTAGTTTACGGCAAGGTGCGGCAATATCAGGACATCGACGAACCGGAACAGACCTTTGATTTCCCCTCTTCGGCAATGGAGATGCTGACCTTCGGGCTTGCTCACCGGTACTCGTTCAAGGCTGGCTTGGATGCAGGGAAGCAGGACCGGTTACAAGCGCAATTCATCATGGCCGAGAAAAGATACCTTGTTGCCAATTCAGCGTATACCAAGGGGCAGCGGTCAACCTCTTGCATGGTGGTGTAAATATGACCATCCGCCCCCTCCCCATAGGCAACGGTGCAAGTCTGGACGTTGACGACACCACGGCAAAAGACGGCGCGTCTATCTCGCTCATCAACGGGTACTTTGACCGTGGGGGCGCGTTTCGGACCGTACCAGGGTGTGAGCTCTACGCCGACACTGGGGAAAGTGGGGTAAAGACGTGGGCTTATTTCTGTGCCAATCATACCCGGCTGTTTGTAATCTCCGATGGCAGGATATGGCAGCAGACGGAAGCGGACGGCGCGTTGCAGGAAATAACCGGGGCCACGTTTGACGCCGATGCCATTCCCGCCTTTGCAGAGAACGGCGATAATGTGTTTTTTGCTGCCAACTCCAAGATTCACAAGATTTCAGGGGGAACCGCTACGGCTTTAGGTGCAGCGTCCCCTAACAGCGTGACCAGCATTGCCTATATTGGCGGCTACCTCATTGCCAAGGGTGAGCATCCGACCGATCCCGCAGCCGGGGACACCCATTACAGCGATGACAAGGCGAACGGGTACGCGGCATGGGAGCTCTACAACAACGAGTCCCGCCCTGACGCACTGCAAGCCTTGATTATTGCCTATGAGCAGATTTACAACATCGGCACTCAGACCGTGGAGGTGTCTTACATTGACGGCACCGTGCCTTTTTCGGTCAACAAGAACGCCTCGCAGCAGTTTGGCACCCCCGCCGCTGCATCTTGCGTGTTTGACGGTGAAAGCATTTACTACATTTCCGTTGTTGCTGGGGCGCGGAAGGTAGTCCAACTCAAGGGGGGCGGGTCTCCGCAGATCATTTCTTTCCCTGTGGACATCCCGATTGAAGCTTTTGAGCGGATAGATGACGCTTACGGCTTCATCATGGCGTTTCGGGGACAGAATGGATACGCAGTGACCTTTCCGACCGCTAACACCGTTGTGGATGAACAGTTCTATGAGTCAATCACCCTTTTCTACCATCTGCAACAAGAAGCTTGGATCATTCTAGGCCAATGGGATGCCAATAACGGCGTTTACGGCGCATACCGTGGCATTTCCTTCACCTACGCGGAGCCTTGGGGCTTACGGCTGATTGGTGGCAGGGACGGCAAGATTTACAAGCTGGTGGAGCCGAGCGAGACGGCAGAAGAGCCTGTATTTGTCCACAGGTGGCGCGACAACGGCAAAAAGGAGTGGAAGCCGGGGCGCTCCATCGGACTTGGGTTGACGGGGCAGTATGGAGACTTCCCGACATCCAGGCAATGCGGCTTATATCGTGGGCGTCAACATGAGTTCATCTACTCCGATTTGACTGATGCAGGCGAAATATTTCGCGCAGCGGTGAGGACCGGGCATATCACATGGGGTGCGGTCCACCGGCAAAAGCGGTGCATGTGCTACCGCTATGACGTGCGGAGAGGCAAGGCGGGTTTTGTGCTCAATGGTGTAACAGAAGAGTTTGACGTGCAGGGGTCCTAATGGCCGGTGAGAATCCACAAACCACATTACCGCCCGTCCCGAGGGAGCCGTTAATCGACTCTCGCGGGGGCATGTCTTCACAGTGGGAAAGGTGGCTGCAACAGATACAGCGCGTCCTTTCCTTCACGGGCGGGGTAGCTTGGGCGATTATCAACAAGGCTAGCTCCAATCTGTCCGACATCGAGACACGCACACACGCCATGCTGCAAAGTGTCCTTGGCTGGGCGAATAACTCCGATGCGGCACAGGTGCGGCATATTTCTAATGCCAACGGCAAGGTTTGGCAGGATCACGTTGACATCGTGGACGGTAATCCTCACGGTACCGATTGGGACATGATCGAGGGAACCGCATCGGAGATTCCCTTCAACGTGGCCACGCCTGGCGACACCAACTCAGAAGGGTATGCAAGGTGGAACGAAGCGGATCATTGCCTGGAATATGTTAGTGGTTTAGGCAATATCGTTCAGATCGGGCAAGAGCAATGGGGCATAGGGGTCAACAAAATAGGCTCAACCGCCGTTGATGGGAAATGTGTTTACGCCTCCGGAGTGCAGGGCAATCGGCTTACATTTTTGTATGCGGACGCTAGGGACGGGGCTAAATGTTCGTTTGTCGGGGTCGTCACCTCACCGATAAACAACAACCAAGAAGGCCCAATCACAACGTTTGGTCTGGTAAGGGGTCTTGACACCTCAGGGTGGGCAGCAGGGACTAAGCTGTATATAGCCGCCGATGCGACCGGAGTATTGACCAGTACCGCCCCCGCTGCTCCAAACTATCGCATATGGGTTGCGACTGTCGTTGTTTCCAACCCCTCTGTTGGGGAAATTTTCGTATCCCCCAGGATTGACTTTGCAGACGGGGTTACGCTGCACTCTCTTGACGTGCTGACACAGTTGACGGCAGCAACAGCGATTATAGGCACTAGCACTAACAACACCACCTTTGAGGCAGATGGAACTGTCAAACTCAACGGGGCTGCTACGGTATGGAAAGATGACAACTTTTCAGGAGTGACCTTAGGGGTGGGAGCATCCCCCCCTGACCTGATAGCACTCAACGGCGGGACCATCTTAGTCAGAGCATTTGATGGAGTTGCAATAACCGAACAACTACTTTTCGGCACCGAGTACAACCATGAGGCAAAAGAAGGCGCTGACATTGTTTTCCACCTCCATTGGTCACCTGCCACTGCCGATGCCGGGAACGTAAAATGGCAGTTGTCTTACCATTGGGTGAATATTGACGGAGACTTTACCGGGGCGGAAACAACCATAACCGTTACTCAAGCCGCTGGTGGGGTTGCATGGAAGGCAAATAAAATCTCATTCCCCACTGTGAGCGGCACAGGCAAGACCATAGGCAGTCAGATAGTAGGGAGACTGTTTCGAGACCCTACGGACGCCGCAGATACATACGCCGCCGATGCTGCGATTACTGGAACGTTCGGCATCCACTACGAGATTGATGGTTTTGGCAGCAGACAGATAACGACTAAATAGAGGTGGCATATGGGCTTTTTCAGTCTTAAAAATTTTATCAATCCGCTTGGCGCCAGTTCGGGGAATAAGCTTATCTCTCAAATTGCGGACCCGATGGACATATTTGGGAACAGGGCGGCAGACGACCAAAATGAAATGAATAAGCTGAACCAGCAGTCCGCCGATGCCGCCATGAAGGAGTTACAAGAGAGTTACGACAAGATCAAGACGCTGTACCAGCCGCTTGAGGATGCGGGGAAGCAGGGGCTTGCACAACTCAACAGCGCAGGGTTTACCCCATCGCAGACATACGAGCAGACCCTTGCGACAGGGGGGCGCGACCTCGGGCGGCAACTCCGCGCAATGGGGCGCTATCGTTCTACGTTTGGAGCTCGGCAGATGGGGGACTTCTACAACCGCGCAGCACAGGAAGAGGTTGACAGACAGTATGCCCCAACGCTTTCCTTAATACAAACCGGCAGCGGAGCGGTTAACGCCATTACCGGAGCGGGGACCACGTTCGGCGGTGCGACAGACAGGACTCTTGCCAATCTCGGCCAGGGACTCGCCGGGAACTCCACACTGTACGGGCAACAGCGGCAAAACTCGCTCAACAGCCTAGGAAACGCTTTGGGCGGTGCAGCCTCGTATTTCGCTGCAAAGGGGTAAACCATGTTACCACTCATTTTAGCCGGGGCTTCAATGCTTGCCAGTGGAATAGGTTCAGCAAGTGCGGCGGCTAGCACTGTCAGCGGAGCAAAGCAGCAAGCCGCTATTGGGCAGAAGGCGATCACCAACCGCCGCAGTATACAAGACGACTTGACCCTCCGCAACAAACCCTATTACGACCAGGGGATTGCACAGTTGCCGGGTATACTGGCAATGAGCGGGAACCCTGATTTCAGCGCCACAGACCCCGCATATGGTGACAAGTACAGCCAAGGGGCGAACCAGATGCGGCTATCCGCTCTGGGGCGTAGCGATTTGGGCGGGATAGCGCCAATGGATGAACTCAACGCCAACTTTGACAACTCCGAACGGGCGCGGCTGCTGAACCGCCGGCTCGACATGCTCAAAGTAGGGTACGGTCAGGCAGGCACCGCAGGGCAAAGCCTCATGAATACCGGCACCGCTGTTGCCGACATAGGGCAAAGGATCGGGCAGGCTCAGGCCAATGCGCTATCTCTCCGCAATCTTGGCAGGCAACAGACACTTGACAGTATGACCAATGATGCAGCCTATGTCCCATTGTATCTCAACTATAAGCGCCTGAACGCAGGGGGGCAATAATGGCTTTAAATGTCTTTCAGACCCTAGCAGAGCAGGAAATCAACAAGTATAACCAGGCTCCACAGCGGAGGCTTGCTGACCTGCAAACTCAGCAGGCGCAGTTGCAGTTGAAGAAGTTGCAGGATGAACAGGCGTACCAAGACAGGTTCAAGACCGCTATGGCACCGCAGCCGGAACAGCCGCTGTCATTGGCAAATCTTGGCAACCCCACAGCGGTTAACGTGCCTAATTCGCTCATGCAGCCAAAACCGACGACCATCGTTGACCAGTTTAAGCAGCAATACGATTTCCATATCGCCAACGGGCGCACCGACCTTGCCCAGGGGGTCATGGAGCATCAAATTGATCTGTCGTCCAAGGCCGCAAAGGTGGCCGAGCACGCTTACAAGACGGGCGGCAAGGAAGGGCTAGCGGCATGGCTACAGGCCAACCCTACCTTTGCCCCCCTTCTAGGCGATCCCGCTCATATGAAGCTTGAAAAGGAAGGCGTTCTTTTCCCCGCGTCCGACGATAAAGGGCAACCTGTGCCGAACATGTACTGGTACAGAGGACAAGATGGATCGGTGCAGTGGAAGGAGATCAAGCCGGAAAAACCGGAAGCTCCAGGCAAACCTTTTGACCGCCAATACGACGAAGGAGACACCCGCGTAACTGAGCTGTACGACGCACAGGGGAAGTTGACCGCCACGAAAAGAGCTCCACGGTACAAGCCCGCCGCACCGGGCGGTCAAGAACCCGTAGCACAGACCACTTTTGTGGACGCTGAAACCGGCAAGCCTCTGGTATTCGACAAGAAGACCGGGTCTTACCGTGTTGCCAATGTAGAGGGTGGTGTGGCACCCAAGCCGGTGGCAATGTCGCCGGAACAGGCAACAAGGGCGCAGCAGTTTGAAACTATCGTGACCAACATTCCAAAAATTCGGGACATGGTACTGGACAAGAACGGCAACATCATCAGCAAGCTTGACATTGCCAATTCGCAGGTTGGCACATGGGGGACCAAGGGCCGCGAGATACGGCAGGCGGTCAAGCGCACCGTTGAGCAGGCGCTCCGTATTGCCACTGGCGCAGCGGCTCCTGACAGCGAGGTGAAAAACTATACCGACATGTACGCTCCGCAGGTGGGCGATACCAAAGAAATGATTGCTGAAAAATTCAAGGCGCTGGAAACCTTTGCGGAAGGCACCCGTGCCAAGTTCAATGTTGGGCGGTCACCGCAGGCAATCAATCAAGGCAAGGGGGCATCCGGCAAGGGTGGTAAACAACTCGACCAAAACACCGCACAGAAATACCTTCGGCAAGCCGGTGGCAACAAGGAGAAGGCAAGAGAACTAGCCAGAAAAGCGGGGTATACCTTCTAATGGCAGATATCTTTGATCAAATAAGCGGGGCAGACTTCGGGGACATTTTTGACCAAGTGGCGAGTGGAAAGGCCAAAGGTAAAAGTCGCAACCTTAGCCGAGAATCCGCCCTTGCTCAAGGTGCACAGATGACGCAACCAGAGGCAAGCGCCTACGCCGCTAACCGAGCAGCGTTTGCTCAAGAGGGCGGTGTCCCTACCTTTGGCGGTGCTAAGGGCGGAGACACACGCAAAATCAGCTACACCGACAGCGGATATAGACCGAACGAAAAACCGCGGAGTCTCCGCGACCTCGCCAAAAACGCTGTGCAGAACGTGGTTGAACTGCCAATGGCCCCAGTTCAAATGCTTTCCTCACTGGCGAATGCGCCGGATACCGGCAAGGCTGCGCTTGATATCGCCAAAGCCCCCCTCGGCTTTGTTCCTTACGTTGCTGAACCGGTGACTGGTAAAACCGCCCTTGAGAATTGGGGCGAAAATCCAGTTTATGGGGCGCTGACATTGACGGCGCTTGGCAAGGGCGTCAAAGGCGGGGCAAACGCGTTGTCTGAATCTCGCAGCATTCCCAATGCGGCCAAACTCACAGCCAAAATAGATGAAGGGTTTACAAAGGCTGTGCGTCCATCAGTTGAGAATAACCGCACCGCTACCCAGGCGGCGGAGTACAAAGCCAATGCACGCAACGCCGTCAAGGAGATTGTTCTTAACAAAGACAACTTGAATCTTGCTGACGCAGACGGTAACCCTGTCAAGGGGCTACCGCGTAACCTTGAACAGTTCAGGCAGTCGATTGACAGCACTAAACGGCAAATCTGGAAGCAGGTAGAAGAGGTTAACACCGCTGCGGGTGAAACCGGCATTGAGATCCCTTTGAATACCGCCGCACAGGAATTGCAGAACCTGACAAGCAACCCTGTCTATACCACTATGGAACCTGGGACTGTGGCCTATGCCAAGCAACGGGCGCTTGCCCTTTCCAAACAGGGGGCATTTACCATTGACCAAGCGCAGGACGCAATAACTATTGCCAACCAGAGCTTGAAAAACTTTTACCGGAACCCTTCTGCCGATACAGCGTCGAGGGCGTATGTTGATTCGCTTGTCGCCAATCATCTCCGCGCTGGTTTGGATTCTGCAATAGATCAGGCAACGGGGTCCAGCGCAGCAGGGCCGCTTCGCAAGGCGTATGGTTCGCTTAAAGCCATAGAGAAAGATGTGAACCAGAGGGCCACTGTTGACGCACGTAAGAACAGTCGCGGCTTGATTGACTTCACGGATGTATTTACAGCGGGGGAGTTGGCAAAAGCCTTGACTTCGTTTAGCCCAGAGGGGCTAGCTAAAGCCGGGGCAATGGCAGCGGTTAAAGGGTTTATCAAGCATTTGAACAACCCTAGCACCCATGTTCGTCGGGTGTTTGGTGCTGCTGATAAGTTGGTCAGCAAAACCAGCTATACGCCGCCAAAAGGCAGACCTCTTCCAGCCAAAGGTATCCAGCGCCCACCATGGGAGGGCAAAGTCAACACTGGCGGGCTTACTCAAGGCCCTTCGCTTGTATATGACCCTTCCACCGGCACCATGATCAGCGTTAAGCAGCGGTAATTCTTGATTACCCGCGCATTTTAATGTATTTTGCACCCCAACCCAGAAAGGAGACACAATCATGATGATGAAACCGCCGAAGGGAAAGCCGATCAAGAGCAAGCCGCCTGTCAAAAAAGGTGGCAAGTGCAAGTAGTAAACGGGGCATCCTTGCCCCTCACATTCCACAACTAGGGGGCAAGGATGCCAAGCGCGGACCTCATCATCTGGACAGCCATATCAGCGTTGATTGTGATGCTGATAGGGTTAATCGCTTTTCTCATGAAGTTTGGGCTGGACAGGATACTTGCAGAGATTCAGGGGCTTAGGAATGACATCAAGGAAGCCGACAATGAAAAAGCGGAGATGAAACTGAAGCAGGAACGCATGGAGACGCGGTGTCATATGATTCACGGTCACGACCCGACCCCGTGTAAAGCTAACCACCCTTCCTAAATAACCCTTTTGCCGGAGAACACCGGCCAAGGAGACAACATGGCAACTAACGCACAGAGTATCCAATTCCTGCTGTCACAGGTACGTCGTGCGGCAGGCTCCCTTGAAGATGGCACCGTCACCGCATACGCCGCAGGAACCTCCAACCTAAAAACCATCTGGCTTGACCGTGGAAAGCAGACGGTAGCCGCCAACCCTTACACACTCGACGCCAACGGCACTGCGCAGCTTTTCGGCGACGGCCTTTACAGGTTCGTCATCAAAAGCGATTCCGGAGTTACCGTCTACGACCGCGACTACATCAGCATTCGTGATGCAGCCAGCCTCGCCTACGACGCCGCCGATTACGCCTCTCTTGCTGCGGCTGTTTCAGCGATAGGCAGCACAAATGCCACTCTGCAATTCGGCACAGACCAGACGGTAACGGGCAATCTCACCATCCCCGCCAACATCGAACTTGTCCCAACCAACGGGGCGAAGATCAACCACACCACCTACACAATCAGCTACGCAGGTTCTAGCTCGCGGTGGCCGTCAACCCAGATATTCAACGGGACCGGCGCGGTGTCGGGTATTGACGTGGTGCGGCCTGAGTACTTCGGGGCAAAGGCCAACAATTCTACCGACTGCTGGGCAGCGTTCCTGGCCGTTGCAAGGTCTATTACAGCATCCGGTGGTGGCACTGTGAAGTTGTCCAAAGGGACGTACAAGGTCAACCAGTACAAAATCCAGACCGCGTACCAGTTTGATGACGACCCCGCCATTATCAACAATGACTGTTTCTATCGGGACTGTGACGGAGTTCATGTCATAGGCTACGGGGCGAAGATCGACCTGAAAGGCGATGTATACTTGACGCCCGACTATGCCGGTTATAAGCCGGACAATCGAATGGCCCAAGTCTTCACATTCCAGAACTGCAACCGGGTACGGATAGAAGGCTTGGAGATCGACGGCAACGCCGACCAACTCACCCGAGACCCTGCGGCAACAGGTGAAACATCCGGCCCGCTGATTGGATTCCAGGCGTGTAGGGACAGTGTGATCACCCATTGCAAATTGCATCATGGCTGGGTTGAAGGGGTGATGGTTTATAAGTACGAAGGACCGAATCCTGCGACACCTCTTGACCCTAAACTCACATGCCGCAACGTCACCATCGAACATTGCGAAATTTACGCCAACGGCAGGAACAACGTCGGCGGCATCGAGTTCAGGGGGCTGACCATCCGGAACTGCCGCATTTACGAAGGGGGCAGGACCGGGGACCCTGCGGACGTATCATGGTACTCTCCCGGCTCTAACATTGACATTGAGCCGGACTTGATAGCACCCGCCATAGAAGAAACTTCCGGCATGACG